GCCAGATGGCGCAAACACCACGTTATTTGGCAGCGCGACGTTCCCTTGCAGCACCACGCTATTGTTAATACCTAGCCCTAACGGTCGCCCCGAGCACAGGATCGGATCGGTGTATGTGCCATCGGCGAATTGCAGATACAGATTGTGCCCGCCTAGATCGACAAGCAGTGCCTTATTCCATGCCGCTTGTCCGGTCCTGAGCGCGGTTGCCTGCGTCAAACCATCATGCGTGTCGTCGCCGGTTGGGCTGATGTAAAGATACTCATCTTGTGTCAGCTTGAAGCGCAGCATCTGGCGGAGCGCGGCGAGCACCTGATTATTGTTGGTCTTATCGAGCGTCATACCAGCCGCTTCGACCAGCGCGCAGAATTCCTCTTGCAGCGCATTCATAAACTCATATCGCACGATGGTCGCGAGGAAGCCGCCGCTCCCCGGTGAGCCGCCGGTGAAGTAGCCGGGCGATCCCGGCGCGCGTGGCGCGGGTAGCGTCGGGACTGCGGTCGGATCGTCTATGCGGTGCATGTCAGATTTCCTTTTAGCCCGGTATCGGGTGGGTTGCTTCCAGCGCCTCAATCCGCGCCATCGCCTCTTGCAGCGCCCGCGTAACCGACGCCAGCACGGTCCAGGGGTTAGGCGACTGGATCAGCCCCGGCGCGTCCTTCTCGCCGCTGGCCGCGTCGGCAATCAACGCCGCCTGTAGCTCATGAGCCACGAACCCCCAGCGTTCCACGTCGTCCCCCACGATAAACGGCCCGGCATCGGCCTCCCTGACCATCTCAGCCGGCGTGTAGTTCTGAAGCCGATAGCTGACCGGCCGCAGTGCCCGCACGGCCTCCCAGAGCGACGGCAGCGGCACCACATCGCGCTTGATGCGATAGTCCGACGTAACAGTAATAACGCCAGCATTAACGCCGCCAATCCAAACAACGAGCGATGGCGTCCACTGGAATGCGATCTGCTGCGCCCCAAACTTATTATATATGACCCCATTACTATTGGTGGAGAAAACGCCATTGGCGGTAACATTACCACTTGCGCTTACAGAACCAACAGTCGCCAAATTACCACCGAAGTCGAGCGTCATAGTGTTGGCAACAGAATTCATGGTCCAACTGAGTGTTCCGGTAGTATTGTCAAACACCATCGAGTAGACGCCATCGCGCCACGCAAGAAAGCGATAGTTAGCACTTATTCCCAGGTAGAAATCGGTCGCTGCCGGAGTGCCTACATTGACTTGCAGGGCCGATACTGCCCCGGTTGCCGTGACGTTACCGTTTACCGTGCCCCCCGCGAGCGGGAGGAAACCGCCACTGACCCATGACTGAAATGCGACAACGCCAACGCTGGTGGCGTCCACGCGTGCGGTTATCGCTGGACTGGCCCAGTTAAATCCGATGGCGTTGGCGCCGCCTTCATAGTACGTCCCTTTGGTGGCGCTTAGGTTGCTGGTCGCTGTGCCAGTCACCGTCAGGTTGCCGGTGATCGTGCCCCCGGCCAGCGGCAGATAGCTCCCCACGGTCCCCTGCACATAGGCGGTAGTGGCGATGCTGGTGTCGTTGTCGTTCGGGCTAGGCGTCGGCGCGGTCGGGTTGCCGGTCAGAGCCGGCGACGCGAGCGGCGCATACGGACCAGCGGCCTGAAGCGCGCCGATCTCGTCGTGCGCGTGCTGGAAGTTATCGCGCACGCTTTGCGTCGTCGGGGTGTTTGGGATCGGATAGGTAGGGTTGATGTTGGAAACCATTACGGGGGCACTCCCAGGCCGTCCCAGATTGCGGTTGTCGTGTCGGTGTCCCAGAGCGCGACCGTCGTGTCGGCGTCCCAGACCGCAGTGGGATCGACGTATTCAAAGATCGGGATCGTATGGGCTGGCGCATATTCGCGGATCAAGCATTCGAGTTGCGCGTTGCCCCAGACCACGAGCGGTTCCTCGACGTGCGATACCTCGGGCCGAAAGTAAACGTATGTCTCGGTCACCGAAGTGACCGTCCATACATAATCCCAAACCGCGTCATTAAGCGGATCCTCCGCGCGGTTGATGTCAACGCGGAAGGCGGCATTTTGCTCGATGGTGATCTGGTAACCGTTCGCGGCGGCAAGCTCGATAAAATAAGCGATGGACTGTCCGCCGCGCATCGAGAACTTGGCGCATACGGCTGCCTGCCGCTGCTGGATCGTGCCGAGCGGCGCGCAATCCGGCAGGCCGAGCGTCGCTTCCCATTCCGGCAGCATCTCGGCGGACACGGAGCACGGGAACGTCTCGGCGATAACCTCGCCGGCTCGCATATGCAACCGCGCCCAGGTCGGCATCAGCGTCAGGAGATCGGCGGCTTGCAACGTCCCCCAGCCGCGATGCCAGACGCGACCGCGCGGCAGGAGCCGTTGAAACTGCCAGAGGTAATCGATCGCGGACGCGCTCGGGATCGGCATGTCAGGCGACCGTCAACGCGCCCATGATCGGTAGTGCACCGGCCGGCGCGGTAATCGGCGCGGTCGGCGAGATGATATCGAAACGGACCACACCCGGCGTCGCCGAGATCGCTTCATATAGTTGCGACGGATAGACCGTGCCGCCGACTTCGCCGATCACCAGGAACGCATCGACCAGCGACGCCGTAATCGCGGCCTCGGTCTCGACGTTGAGCGGATCGAGCGAACCGAGCGTGATATCGATTGCGAGCGGCGCCGGAGCCGCGACGAACACCAGCGCGGTCACCGGCTGGATCGGCCAGATATGATCCGCGACGGTAAGCTGATCGCCGGTCGCGACGGTCGCGCGCGTCTCCTCGGTCGCGACGCCATCGGTGCCTTGCGGAAAGCCGCCGTGCTCGGCGTTCGCAATATCGAACATCGGATAAACCTGGACGCTACCACCGCCGGATTGGACCCAGGCGCGGGTTACACCAGGCACCTCTAGTGCCCACTCGACGTAATCCGACGCCGAGCCGCCTTGCGGCGGTTGCGCGTAGCGGAACAGCATGCGCGTCCGCAGTTCGTCTTGGGTCTCCTGGTCGCTACCACCGGTCAACGGCGAGACGGTTACGCCGCCCGAATTGATCCCCGGCACAGGCGCGGCGATCGAGATCGCGACGCCGGTATCGGCATTCGTCGCGGCGCCGTTGATAGCGGCGACGATCGGCACGACCAGGACGCCGGTCGGATCAACCGTGCCATCGGCAGTCGTCGTGTAGGGCACACCGTCCTGGCGGGTTAGCGGCGCGCCGGATGGCAACACGAGACCGGCGGTGCCTGTAAACTGCGCGGCGCCGGTCGCGGGTGTGCTGTCCTTTTGATAAACGCCGATCAACGCCGCCCAGGCGAACAGGTATTCGTCGGTTGCGGTAAACGGAACCGACTCGCGCGCGATCCAGTCGAGATACCCATAGACGCTATACGCTAGCCCCGACATGCACCACGCGAGCACACGCAGCACCGCGTTGCGTAGCAAGCCGTCGAGACCGGGAACGCCGGAGGTCGTAATGTCCTGGATCGCGGTGTTGCGCAGCGCGGTCAAAGTCGGTCGAGCGAAGGGCATGCTACCTCACCATTGCGCGGGCGCGTTGCATCGGCGGTGGCGGCACTTGCACAGGCGACGCGAGCACGGCGAGAGATTGCCACGCCCAGCCGAAGGTAAAGCGCGTTACCGAGCCGTCAGGCTTGACGATCGCGATTCCGATCCCGAGCAAGGTCGAGCCGATCGCGGCGCCGAGCCATGCCGTGTTCACGACGATCTCTTTCGCGACACCATCATCGACCAGCCATTGCAACGCCTCGGCGGCGTAGCGTTGCGCGAGACCGAGCGTGTCGCGGGTTTTCTTGGCGCGCTCCAATTGCCAGAGGTTCGAGCCGAGCGGTTGATCGTTATACGGATCGGCCCACCAGCCGCGCCGGTCGCTCGATCCGTCAGTCGGCACGAAGTCGGGCGTCGCGAGCTTGTCGGTGAACAGCGAGACCAAGCACGCCGTTTCGAGGTCCTGTCCGGTCTGGAGATCGCCGGCCGCAAGCGTCCAGTCACCTTGCGCGTTGAGATTGTCCCAGAGGATCCAAACGTCGCCCGCGCCAGTCGCGGCCGGCAGCGGTCCATCGGCGATCGGAACCGGCAAGCCGGCGGCTTCAATCCAGCCCGTCATGCTCGCGCCTCGAGCGCGGCGACACGCGCGGTGAGCTCGGCGATCGTCGCGAGCATTGCGTCGAGCGCGCTGGTCGTCTCGGCGTCGGCGGCGAGCGCGTAACCGTCCCACTGCGACGCGCCGATCGGCGGCACCCAGATTTTGCCATCGGTGCCGAGCCGCGCGGCATTGTTCGCGTCGGTGCTGACCGCCGTAGGCCCGGCCGGTCCCTGTGGTCCCACCGGGCCTTGTGGCCCGGTCGCTCCAGCCGCTCCGGCCGCTCCGGCAGGGCCTTGGGGGCCGGTCGCGCCGGCAGGCCCAACCGGACCGGGAACGACGCTATCGGCTCCGGCGGGGCCTTGCGCGCCTGTGGCGCCTGGGGTTCCGGGCGAGCCTTGTGATCCGGTCGGACCGGCGGGGCCTGGGACGGTTGAATCGGCTCCGGCGGGGCCAGCCGGTCCGGTCAAGCCGATCGGTCCCTGCGCTCCGGCCGCTCCGGCTGGCCCCTGGGGGCCTTGCGCGCCGGTAGGCCCAACCGGTCCTGGCACCGTCGAAGCGGCTCCGGCGGGGCCTTGGGGGCCTTGCGGACCGGGTGTCGTCGAGGCCGCGCCGGTCGCGCCGGTATCGCCCTTCGGACCGGCGGGGCCTGCCGGTCCAGCCGGCCCCTGTGGTCCCGCCGGCCCCTCCGGCCCAGGCGGTCCCGCCGCGCCGCCGCCGCCCTCGCCGCGGTTCGCGTCGCAATAGTTCTTGGTCACGACCTCGTTGGGATCGACCGGCTCATACGCCATTGTTTGCCGGCCCTCGACGTGGACCAGCGGCGTCGTCACGAGCACATTGTCGGA